GCATCGATTGCGGTTCTTGCGAATCCGTTTGCCCAGTTTCTGTAATTTCCGCTGAATAGTACAACAAATCTAAAAGACCAGTAAACGCTTATGTTTACTGGTCTTTTTATTTTTGCAAAACGGTAAAAATCACCTAATTTCTTCTCGGTTGCTCAACCGTTGCTCACCTTTTAATAGGTCATCTCCGTAAGGTAACTTATTTACCGCATCAATATATTGTTGTAGTGTTTTATGTGTATAAACATCTGCAGTGATATTATCCTTGTTAGCATGGCCGACGATCCGCTTGATTATAATTTCATCAATACCTATGTTACTACACATTGATATAAAAGTATGTCTAGTATCATGAGGTTTGTGCTCGCCTAGGTTCCATTTTTTACATCTCTTTTGCAGTTCCTTGCGGTATATGTCCTTATGTATCACGCCATCTAGTAGGCACTCGGAACGTTTAAATTTTGCTTGCTGATATAGTTCCTTGATGAAAGGAGAGATACATTCCGCAATAGGGATAGCTCGATTACGGCCAGCCTCTGTTTTAGAACCGCCAATCATATATCGTTCTTTGATGTGGATATCATCCACTCGGATTGTTTGTAATTCGTTCAATCTGAGCCCCGTGTAGGCGTATATGAGTGTTAGCTTGGAGATTATATCGTCATCGTGCCGCCAAAGCTCATAGAGCGCTAAATTTGTAAATATGTTAGCTTTCTTAATCGGCGTTGCGTTTTTGTTGATGATAATATCAGAAAGGTAGTTACGAGGGATGACTTCCTGCTTTACGGCAAGTGTGCCGACCGAAACTATGATCGCTTTAATTAACTTTTGATAAGATTTTGTGTGCGTCGAATTATCGAATATAGACTGCAGATGCGCCGCCCTAAGGTTTCTCATTTCGATATTAAATAGGTGTTCTACCAATTTTCGGACAACGTGCATGCTTTTAATACGCCCTTTAGATAGCCCCTGGCGTTCAGCTTCTTCCATACGCCAATCAAAGCACTGCCCAAAAGTGATTTTGCGTTCCTCTTGAATTTGTGGATTAGTAGAGAATAAGGCAAGGGCATTATACGCTTCTTTTTGCGTTGCAAAGGTACCTATGGATTTCCGTAAGGGTTTACCCTCAGAATTGTATCCAAGAGTCACCACGGCTCGATATGGCTTACGTAGAGCCTTATGTTTCATCTTATACACGGTGCCAGTACCATTGGCGCGTTTCATGGCCATAATTACATACCTCCTAAAATACCCCTATCTGAGTAGTATCGGATAGGGGCTTTACGTTTATTAATCACTTGTCTTATAGACTAATTTATTTTCTTTATCCATAAGTTCTGCTAATTTATCAGTGGTAATAGGTATTTCAATTTTATCGCCATTTCCATTAATAAATTTAATAGTATACGGTGGGTTCATAATTATTTGTTTAGGTATTGCATAGTAGACAAGGGCATAGCTATGCGGCATCATATCATAGATTTTGGTATTCATCGCTACTGGGATTATATACTGATTGTCCTTTTCTATAAGTAATCGTTGTGATGGTAGTTGAGGCATTACTGTACCGGCTAATGGATTCTTTAGATGAAGTGCATATGTAGCTATGTATACATAATCATTACTGTTTAGTATGGCTTTCTTAAAAGATTCGTCTGGAAAAATCAGACGATCGTCTTTGGAATATGATACATATTTAGTGATTGTAGCTGGGGTAATTAATACCGCGGCGCCACCAGCTCCACTCCGAAGTTCAACTCCATAATTAATTGGGCTTTCAAGTTTACGATCAGTTTTATAATTTTGCCCGGTGCTCCAGATTTTATCATACGTTTCTGGGGTTACATCAATAAATTGTGCAAATGAAGAACTAGCAACTGTTGCAAATAATGCCGCGATAGATAAAATTTTATAGAATTTCATTGTTTATCTCCCTTATTAATCTCCCATATTAATCTCTTACAAAGTCACATTGTACATAACAACCTTACCAATCAGGTATAAGTCATCTGTATTCTCGTAACTAAATATGATGTCCCGAAATGCCATATCCGAGCTATCAGGTTTAAATACAAATTCTTTATGTTGTTTATCATTGTAGAATCTTTTAACTGTATAATCCCCTCCATTCTTAATAACTACAATATCTCCGTCATGGATATCTGGTAGTTCTATATTTGTTAAGATGGCAATAACGGATCCATTTTGGATAACATTATTCATGCTTTCGCCGTTGACAGCCATAAGTAATATATTCTTATTGCCCGCATAGCGCCCCATCATGAAATCAGGGATAGATATGGTAGGCATGAAGTTAATGGCGTCTATCGTGGTTAACGCGCCCGCTGATACAGATGCAGGTACGTAGTGATAGGAATTCGTGCTCACTGTTAACTTTTCTTCAGCATCTAAATTGTCCTTTAGCAGGTCCATGATACTGACATGTAGTATATCTGCCAGTTCATATAATTTACCTACTGGTGGCTCGGCCATTCCTGTTTCCCATTTCTGAATAGTAGTAAATGACTTATACCCGAGCCGTTTAGCAATCTCATCCTGTGATAAGTTTCTTAATTTCCTAAAGTACCTAATATTATCTGAAAGTTTCATAATATCCTCCTCTCGATCTCCCAAACTTATATACTAATTATATAATGCATTTGAATTAAATTCAATTATATTTTATATTTTTTATCGTAAACTTGAAAAAAAATCAAATTCGTTATTGACACTTGAATTTAATTCATGTTATTATGAGGTCACGATAAGGAGGTGGTAGTAATGCCAAACAAATTTTATATTTCCGAGTTGAGGGCTCGGAAAGGGGCAACACAGGCGCAAGTTGCCGCCGATCTTGGCATATCTGTTGCCACGTATAATGCGTGGGAAAAGGATATATCCAATGTGGCCATTAGTAAAGTAGTGGCATTGGCGGAGTACTTCGGCTGTACGGTTGACCAAATTTTTTTGACTAGAAACTTGAATTAAAATCAAGTAAAAGGAGGGGAAGTGCATATGATTAGAAAAGTGATTTCAGTCGCCCAGATGTCGACCGTGCTCGGTGTTAGTCTAACAGCTATCCGAGAGGGAATCGCAAGAGACCGATTCCCGTTCGCATACGCCTGGCAGTCGCCGGGCAAGAAATCCCGTAGCTTTGTTATTGACAAAGAGGGGTTTAGGACGTTCCTTGTCCATTCGCTTGGATGGGATACGAAAGTAGTTGATGCGGAGTTTAAATCTGCAGGAATTCATTAAGGGAGGAACTAATTATGACATGGATTGATGCAGGAATGCATTTGAGTTTGGCTGCGGCAGCAGTAGCATCTATTTTATCAATGATGATGTTATAGGAGAAACGTAATTATGAAAGCTATTCCAGTAAACGAAACAGCAATGGCCGCACATCTAAAAGCAATCGAATCTGATCGTATTTTAAATCACATCAATAGCAATATTATGGATGCAGCATATGAGTTGCAAGATTTTATGTGTGATTATGATGAATCGGAAATCCGTATTATCGTGACTACAGATGGCATTACGGCTGAACGGATTGAGGAGGACGAGGAATAATGGGATATATAATGTTTGGGGCATTTTTGGTCGTAGGTTCTATGGGAGCCTTAGAAGTTGACCATATCGGATGGGAACAGTTTTTACTACAATCGTTCATTGGCTTCGCCCTATCACTTTATGGCTTTTACAAAGATAAAGCCGAAATGGATGCCGAGGAACGTGAAGGCGTTGCGTATACCACTAAAGTAAGAAAATGCGGCGAATACTGCCGCAATCCATATTATAGCTAAATGCATATAGGGAGGTGATTAAATTGCGAAATTGCAGCAACTGTCCAAAGCGAGACTGCTGCATTCCAGATGAATGCGAAGATTTGGGCATAAAAAATGAGCCTGATGATGCGGCAACATCAACAAGCTCAAATTAGAAAAATATTATTCTACGTTGATTATATCACAGAAAGGACAACTTATGGAATTCCTATTAGTTACTTACGATACCAGCGATTATTACTGGCAAAATAACACACCTGTACATAGCCCAGATGAATTTTGGTTTAGATATTACGAATCCGATACAAATGTTCCAATCGATAACATTAGTGTTGGTGACTGGGTTGTTGTTAAATCAAGAAACGGCTTAGGTCTTGCTCGTGTTTTGAAAAAGGCAAAAGACCTTGATACTGTTCGGATGCAAGGTTTCAAAGGGAATGTAGTCAAACAGGTCATTGCAGTTATTGATACCTCTAAATGCGATAAACGTGAAAGCGATCGAGCTAAGTTGGAGGACATTGAAAAGAAACTTGAGCAAAAGGCTAAGAACGCTGAGCGCTTGACTATGTATCGATTACTTGCAAAAGATAATCCAGAATTCTCGGCATTACTTACTGAGTATGAATCTGTAAAGGCGTCTGTCGATGAATTATAACGCTTTCATCAACTCTAAGTCTAAAATGTCGGAATCTCACGGATTTGATATTGCTACAGGTATGCTAAACAAACACCTATTTGACTTTCAACGAGATATCGTTAAATGGGCTTTGGCAAAAGGTAAAGCTGCCATATTCGCGGATTGTGGGTTAGGTAAAACTTTAATGCAGCTGTCATGGGCGTATGAGATTTATCTACATACAGGTGGATCAGTACTCATATTAGCACCACTAGCTGTGGCCGCTCAAACACAGTCTGAGGGTGAACGTTTCGATATTCCCGTGACCATATGTGAATCTGATGATGACATTGTGCCAGGCGTTAATATTACAAATTATGAGAAATTAGGACGATTCAATACCGATAATTTGATAGGTGTCGTGCTTGATGAATCGAGTATCCTAAAGTCATTTACTGGTAAGGTACGTACGGATTTAATAAATCGATTCAGTAATACACCATATCGCTTGGCATGTACGGCAACACCTGCTCCAAATGACTATATGGAGCTTGGCAATCATGCGGAGTTCCTTGGCATTATGAGCCGTAATGAGATGCTATCTATGTATTTCACACACGATGGTAGTGATACCGCTAAATGGCGATTAAAAGGCCATGCAGAGAATACCTTTTGGGAGTGGATGGCGTCATGGGCAGTAGTGCTAGATAATCCGGCATCCCTGGGTTATGAAGATGATGGCTATGAGTTGCCTGAGTTACACGTACATGAAATTGTTGTTGATAAAACAGATGAGGATGTCCCTACTTTATCCTTACTGGAACGCCGCAGGGCTCGCAAAGCATCTCTTGAATCAAGATGTAGAGCAGCAGCTGATTTAGTCAATGCATCTAATGAGCAATGGCTAGTGTGGTGCGACCTTAATGATGAATCAACTACGCTGAAAGAAATGATTGATCTCGCAGAGGACGTCAAAGGTAGTGATAAGGCGACTCGAAAGCAGGGCATGATGTTAGGTTTTGGTTCTGGATTCCTAAAATGTTTGGTAACAAAGCCAAGTATCGCCGGATTCGGAATGAACTGGCAAAACTGCCACAATATGATATTCGTAGGGCTGTCTGATAGTTATGAGCAGTATTATCAAGCACTTCGTCGATGCTGGCGATTTGGCCAGAAGTATGAGGTGAACGCCTATATTGTAATTTCCGAAAAGGAAGGCGCGGTTAAAGCGAATATCGAACGTAAGGAAGCGGATGCTATAAAAATGAGGGATGCTATGATTGCGCTAACCCGTGACGCTGTTCGTACTGAATTATCTAAAACTAAACGGGAATCAACGGAATACAATCCGTGTGTGCCGATGGTGTTACCTAACTGGGCAGAAATGAGGGCTGTTATATGACTAAAATTTATGTAAGCCATCCATTCGGAGGATTGGCTAAAAATAAAAAGAATGCTGACTCTGTATTAAAGTGGCTGCAGGACGATATGGGCGTATTTCCGATAAAGGAACCTTTTGGCAGTGATACGCATATCATATTCCTATCACCTATACATATGTTTGGGCATTTATATAACAAGGTTGATTATGATACTGGCATAGGCTGGTGTATTGACCTTCTAAGTGGTTGCGATGCAATCGTAATGTGCAACGGCTGGGAGAACTCAACCGGGTGCAATTTGGAATTAGCTTATGCTAAGGATCATAACATAAGAGTCATCCATATCAATGAATTAAAAGCAGCCAAATTAACTAGATTATCTGTTGATGCAGGTATGGATAAAGCTATAGCTGCCCTGGCTGGATTTGCAATGCTGCAAGCGCTAAATAAGAAAGCAAAGGAGGACCTACAACGTGAACGTGCTAAATCAGTTAATTGAGTCCCAATTTGCAATTTATAATGGCGACTCAGTAGAAGTGCTGAAAGGGCTACCTGATGATAGCGTTCATTACTCTATATTTAGCCCTCCATTTAGTAGTTTGTATGTCTACTCTAATTCTGATAGGGATATGGGCAACTCATCTACTGATAGCGAGTTTTGGCAGCACTTCAAGTATTTAATTACTGAATTACATCGTGTAATAATGCCTGGGCGATTAGTATCCGTCCATTGTATGGATTTACCACTCACGAAATCTAGGGACGGTGTTATCGGAATGAAAGATTTTCCTGGTGACATTATTCGAGCCTTTCAGGATGCTGGGTTCGTGATGCATTCTCGTGTCACGATTTGGAAAGACCCTCTCATTGAGGCTACTCGGACAAAGGCGCTAGGGCTTTTACACAAGCAAATTGTAAAAGATTCTTCCATGTGTAGAATGGGGGCGCCTGATTACATCGTGACATTGCGTAAACCTGGTGACAATCCGGAACCCATCGCACATCCGGAAGGATTTACCCAGTTTTTCGGTCAAGAGGAACCTGAGGGTATTAAAGGAATTGAAAGGCCTGCGCCCGATCCAGAGTTGTTTGATAAAAAGCAAAAATACAATACGGAGCCTATGTATAGCCACCAGGTATGGCGTCGATATGCTAATCCTGTATGGGCCGATATCCGCCAAACACATACGCTGAATTATAAAGCAGCTCGTGACAATAAGGACGAACGTCATATTTGCCCGCTGCAGCTAGATACTGTGGCTCGATGCATAGAACTATGGAGTAATCCAAATGATATCGTACTTGATCCATTTGCTGGTATTGGTACGGTCCCAGTTATGGCACTTCGTATGGGCCGTAGGGCTTTAGGTTTTGAGTTAAAAGAATCGTATTACAACCAATCAATTATTAATATTCAGGAGGAGTTAAATAATGATTAAAGTTGAAGTTCAAGGAGTTAATGTACTAGATGTATACAATCAGCTAAAAGCTGTGTTAAATCAATTCAAAAGTTTTGTTGATAACGACAGAGCAATGGATGATAAAGCCCCTGGCATAGTGGACGCAGTAGTATCTACAGTAGCGGCGCCATCCGTGTGCGTATCCAATCTTACACCGCAAGATACAAATCAAGGTGTGCCTACTACAACAGTAGCTTTACAACCAAACTCCATATCCATGACGGCACCTAATGCAGCTGTACAAGTTACTCCTACTCAAGTAGCTGTTACGGCACCAACTGTCAACGTGACAACTGATACCCCGGTACAAACAGTTACCGCACCGGTGCAAACACCCGTTACTGCTCCAGTATCTCAAGAAGTTAAAAAGTATACATTGCCTGAAATTCAAGCGGCGCTTGCACCATTACTTGACGCAGGAAAAGCTGTAGAACTGCAACAATTAATGGCACAATTCGGTGTTCAATACTTGGGTGAAGTACCTGAGGACAGATACCCTGAATTAGTAAATGCGATTAGAGGATTGGGGGCAAGAATCTAATGGCACCTCGATCACATGCATTATTAAACGCATCGGGGTCACACCGGTGGCTGCATTGTACAGCCGCCCCTCTTTTAGAGGAGAACTTTCCCGATAGTACATCTGTGTATGCAAAGGAAGGAACCCTGGCGCATGAACTGTGTGAGTTAAAACTACAGAAGTATACCACGGCCATGGCTAAATCCACATATACTCGCAAGTTCAACAAAATCAAAAAGGATGAGTTGTGGCAATCAGAAATGGACGATACCTCGGAAACATACCTTGAATATGTCAAAGGTGTTATGTTAGGTTGCACGGCAACTCCAGTAGTAGCCATTGAAAAACGCGTTGATTTTAGTCGTTATGTACCCGATGGATTCGGCACGGCTGACTGTATTATTCTATCCGGCGACACCTTGCACATCGTTGATTATAAGCACGGAAAAGGGGTAGTCGTTGATGCGGAACACAATCCGCAAATGATGTTATATGCTCTTGGTGCGATTGATGCGTATAGATTACTCTATATGTTCAATACGGTCAAAATGACTATCGTGCAGCCCCGTGTTAATAATATCAGCGAATGGGAAATCCCTACGGCAGAACTACTAGAGTGGGGTAATGCATTTGTCAAACCGCGTGCAGATGAGGCTATGTCTGGTAACGGTAAATTTGAACCCGGTGACTGGTGCAGATTCTGCAGGGCAAAACAACAGTGCAAAGCCCGATATGATGCAAACGACTCATTGCACAGTGCGCTAGTTGCTAATCATGATCCTCGACTTATCTCGATGACAGAACTCGGTGAATACCTTCGTCGAGGGAAAGACGTCGCTGCTTGGCTCGAAGATATGAAAGACTACGCACTCACCGAATCCCTTAACGGAGTGACAGTCCCTGGCTGGAAAGCTGTAGAGGGTCGTGGTAGTCGAGCCTTTCAAGATACTGATGCTGCTATTGATACTTTAATCAAGGCTGGCATCGATGAAAGCATCCTATATGAACGCAAGACATTAACATTGGCACAGATGGAAAAGACCATCGGTAAAACCCAATTTAATGATATGGTAGGCGACATGATAGTTAAGAAAGCAGGCAAACCTACCCTAGTTGAGGAATCCGATAAGCGCCCTCGGATTACCAATCAACCTACTGCGGCGCAAATATTTAATGTATCTAATGATAATAATGGAGGTAATTAATTATGTCATTCGTTCCACAACCAACTGAAGTATTATTGCAAAATGTTCGCGTATCCTACTGCCATCTATTAGAACCTTGGGCTAATTCCACACAGCCTGGTGCTAAACCTAGATATTCAGCTACTATTCTTTTACCTAAAACTGATGTAGCTCAACACCAAGCTCTCATGAATGCTATCGAAGCTGCTATCCAATCAGCACGTACTAAATTCGGCGCACGTGTTCCAGCACAGCCAAAAGTGCCAATTCATGATGGCGATGGATACACACAATCTGGTAAGGAGTTTGGTCCTGAATGTAAAGGTCATTGGGTATTTACAGCAGCGCAAGATGCTAGCTATAAAGTTGAAGTAGTAGATCTTCAAGGTAATCCTCTCACAAATCCTACGCAAGTATACTCCGGCATGTATGTCAATGTACTCGTTCGATTCTTCTTCTACTCCAATCAATCCACTGGTATCGGATGCGGTTTAGGTCCTGTTCAAAAAGTACGCGATGGTGAAGCGTTGGGTAGCATGCCTGTTGCAGCATCCTCTGTATTTGGTGCACCTCAAGGTAGTGCGGCTAATGTTTATACCGGTGCTCCAGTAGCAGCAGGTCAACCTGTGCAACAACAAGCAGCTCAACAGGGTTATGTACAACCGGCATATACTACGACACCTCAGCAATCTGTACAACAAGCTCCTGTAGGGATTAACCCTGTAACTGGTCAACCTTACTAATAGGTGCCTGATATGAGGCATCTAAGTATTGATATAGAAACATATTCATCGACTGATATCTCATTCGGAGTGTACAAATATACTGAATCGCCTGATTTCGCCATATTACTATTTGCATATTCCTACGACTTTGGTCCTGTTGAAGTTGTAGATTTAGCGCAGGGAGGAGTAATTCCTGACAGTGTAATTCGTGATTTATTAAACCCAGATGTAATCAAGCACGCTTACAATGCACAATTTGAAATTACGTGTCTAAATCGTGCAGGGTTAATCACATCTGTTGATCAGTGGCAGTGCACGATGATTCACGGTGCCTACTTAGGATACCCTATGGGCCTAGCCTTACTCGGCAAGGCCCTGGGGCTACCCCAGGATAAGAAAAAGGACACATCGGGGAAAGCACTTATCAAGTACTTTTGTACACCATGTAAGCCTACCAAACGAAATGGGGGACGTACCCGTAATCTACCTAGACACGATATGGATAAGTGGAATGCATTCATTGAGTACAACCGCCAGGACGTTATCACTGAAATGGAATGTTATCACAGGTTAGCCTCATTCCCCGTACCTGATGATACGTGGAAAGATTGGTATCTTGATATCCAAATCAATAGTAGAGGTGTACGCATTGACCATGAATTGGTTGATGGTGCCTTATACATTGATGAGGAAAATCGAGAAATGTTGATGAATGAGGCTTACCAAATCACAGGACTTAGCAACCCTAACAGCCGAAATCAATTACTTGATTGGCTGAACAATAATACTAATGTCAGTCTTGAGAAGTTAACTAAGGACACTGTGGCCGATGCTCTGACGGATGCGGATGACGTTGCCGCAAAAGTGCTTATGATTCGGAAGAAACTCGCGAAGTCATCAGTATCTAAATACACCATGATGGACGGTGCTATGGGCGCAGATTTTCGTCTTAGAGGAACATTGCAATTCTACGGCGCTAACCGTACTGGACGCTGGGCGGGTCGTCTTATCCAGGTGCAAAACCTACCGAGAAATTACATCGAGAATCTTGACACGGCTCGACATCTCGTTAAAACCAAAAACCGTCAAGGGTTAGAACTTCTGTATGGTGACGTATCGGATACGCTATCTCAATTAATTCGTACCTCGATTATTGCTGAAAAGGACAATACATTATGTGTGGCAGACTTCTCGGCCATTGAGGCTCGTGTTATTGCCTGGTTATCGGGAGAACATTGGCGGCAGCGAGTATTCGCTGAGGGCGGAGACATATACTGTGCTTCCGCATCATCGATGTTTGGTGTTCCCGTTGTTAAGCATGGCGAGAATGGTCACCTTAGACAAAAGGGCAAAGTCGCTGAATTGGCACTCGGCTATCAAGGCGGAGTGAATGCATTAAAAGCCATGGGCGCTCTTGATATGGGACTCCATGAGGAAGAATTACCTGAAATCGTAAACTTGTGGCGCAACGCATCGCCTAGAATACGAGATTTGTGGTATGCCGTTGAGAATGCGGCCGTGTACACCGTTACTACCGGGAATCCTATAGGCCTTGACCACGGCATTATGTTCCGTTTGGAAATTGATCCAATATATGGTTACCGTTATATGACGATTGAACTACCTAGCGGACGTAAGCTATTTTATCCTAGCCCAAGCATTAAGCAAAATGCATTCGGTAAGGATGCTGTACATTTTAAGACTAAGGTAAATGCTGCATGGGTTACTGAAAGCACCTATGGAGGCAAATTAGTCGAAAACATCACACAAGCCGTCGCCCGAGATTGCTTAGCATTGACATTGCGCCGATTGGAGGATGTAGGATATCAAATTATCATGCACATCCATGATGAGGCTGTACTTGAAATCAACAAGGAGAATGCAGAATCTACGTTAAATGATGTTAATGCTATATTCTCAATCGCCATACCTTGGGCAGACGGGCTGCTATTATCATCCGCAGGATTTACTAACGACTATTATATGAAAGATTAGGAGGGGATACACTTGCAAAACGATAAACTGATTACCATCAGTATCGGTGCGAGTCGCACATCAAAGCAATGGACCCGTACGGAGATGTTGTGGTCCGAGTTTTGTGAACGCCTCAAAATCCCCGTTCGTACAACAGAAACCGTGGACGAATACCACAGATTGCCAAAATCTGAGAAAAGCAAGCTAAAGGACATAGGCGGCTTTGTTGGTGGTACTTTAAGCGGTCTACAACGTAAAGCTATTAACGTGTCTGGGCGTGATCTAATTACCCTTGATATGGATGCCATATCGCCTGGGGAAACTGAGAACGTCGCTCGCACGATTGACAGCCTAGGCATGGCTTATGTCATATACTCAACCCGTTCTCACACTGTGCATCGTCCACGGTTACGTGTTATCGTCCCTACTGATAGAACGATGACACCTGATGAGTATGAGCCTATTGCTCGTAAGTTGGCAGAGCTCATCGGCATCGGTATGATGGACGGAACTACGTTCGAAGCTTCTCGGCTTATGTATTGGCCATCATGCCCGAATGATGCTCAATATGTATATTATGTAGGCGATAGGGCATTCTTATCTACTGACGGTATGCTCGGTCAATATACTGATTGGCGAGATGTGCGTTCTTGGCCACAAGTACCAGGTAAGGAAGCATCGCAGCATGAAAAGCAGCTACTTGCAAAGCAAGCTGATCCGAGAGAAAAACCAGGTATCGTAGGTGCCTTTTGTCGAATATATGGTATCCGTGAGGCGATTGATAAATTCATACCTCATGCATACGTCGATGTTGACGGCAGCGAGGACCGCTTAACGTTCGTTACTGGCTCAACGGTAGCCGGGGCAGTTATATATGATGACGATACATTCCTGTTCAGTCACCATAATACTGACCCGTGTAGTGGTCAATTAGTTAATGCCTTTGACCTTATCCGGCTGCATAAGTTCCACAGCTTAGACGAGACTGCTAAGGATGGGACACCTGGGCATAAGCTGCCATCTTACATGGCTATGTCTAAACTAGCTATGCAAGATACGGTAGTCGTTAACGAACTCAACATGGCCCGTGCCCGAGAATCGGCATCAAATGTATTTGCTGATATTATCACAGATGTATCGGCTCACGCTGAGACATCCGACCTCGACCCTAATGCGTTAACGAACGTCGACTGGATGAAAAGTTCGACACTAAAGTACGACGAAAACGGTCGGCCTAAGAATACGCTAGATAACATGCTTAAAATCATGCACCATGATCCGGCGCTTGTCGGTAGACTTGCCTATGATAGATTTGGTTCGAGATACGTGGCAAAAGGGGCCCTACCATGGAACCCAACACCAGGACTTCGCATATGGACAGACGCAGATGATGCGGGCTTACGGTGGTACCTAGAAAATAAGTATGATATCACCGGCAAAGATAAAATCATGGATGCCCTCATTATGTGCGCTGAGCAAAATGGATTTAATGAAGTACTAGATTACCTTAACGGGTTATCCTGGGACGGAATTGCCCGATTAGATACCATATTCATCGACTACTTAGGGGCTGAGGATAATGTATATACCCGTGCAGCCGCTAGAAAGTCATTTACGGCGGCAGTAGCGCGAGCGTTTGAGCCTGGATGCAAGTATGATACGATGCCAATTCTTATCGGCGGTCAGGGTATTGGTAAAAGTACTCTTATCCGCACGATGGGCAAGAAGTGGTACGCTGATGGCTTAAATACCTTTGAGGGTAAAGAAGCTGCAGAAGGCATTCAAGGTAAATGGATTATAGAAGCTGGTGAAATGGCGGGGTATTCGAGGGCTGAAGAAAATGCATCCAAGCAATTCCTAAGTCGTCAGGTAGATGTATTTCGTCAAGCATATGGCCGACGTACGCAAGAGTATCCACGGCAGTGTGTATTCTTTGGCAGTACGAATCAGTATGAATTCCTAAAAGATATTACAGGCAATCGCCGATTTTGGCCTATTGATCTTGAAATGACGACTCCACGAAAGAATATATTCGTTAATCTTCCGGGGGAGGTAGACCAGTTATGGGCGGAGGCCTTGTATCGGTATAAAAGCGGGGAAAGCCTCATTATCGAGGATGACCCGAACGTACTAAAACTGGCTGACGCGGCAAGAGAGGCACATATGGAATCAAATACTAAAGCAGGATTGATTAATGAGTTTTTATTAATCAAGGTGCCATTAAATTGGAATGTGATGAGTCGCGGTGCCCGGAGGACGTACCTTAGCATGAATGCTAAACCTGCCGAGGGTCAAGAGTTAGTATATCGTGACCGTATTTGTGCGGCAGAGGTATGGTGGGAATGTTTTGGTAACGACCCGAGTCGCATGAAGAAGATCGAGACCAGGGAAATTAATCAAATACTGGCGGACTCCCCATATACAATAGGCGGAAGTCAGTTGATGAGATTTGGTGAATATGGGCATCAAAGAGGGTTCAGAATTAATGAGTCAAAACTGAAATTATAATGTTAACATTCTCAATTAAGCGTTAACATTCTCAGTATTTTTGTTAACATTAGAATGTTAACAAATTCGGAGAATGTTAACGTACCATGTTAACGCATAAAGTCAGTATTTATCTATATTTATATATGTTTGTTAACAATGTTAACATTATATACTGGTAAATATCAAAACAAAGAGTTTTAAGAAAAAATAAGCCCTTTACAGCCTTAATTTGAACCCTCATATACGCGTATGTAAACATGTTAACGTTTAAAAATTTCAGAGGTGAGAAATGTTAGAAAAGGATATCGAGAGAAAATTAGTTGCAGGCGTCAAACGTTCGGGAGGTAAAGCGTATAAATTTGTATCCCCTGGCAATGTTGGCGTGCCTGATCGTATCGTTATATGGCCGAATGGCGTTATTCATTTCGTAGAATTGAAGACGTCCAAAGGTGTGCTTTCGCGATTGCAGGGAGTCCAAGCCCATGAACTACAAAAGTTAAATCAAAAAGTATTTGTGTTAAAAGGTGCAGATGCGGTGACTGGTTATCTGGATCAATTCATAGAAGAATTTGGGGTGAAAGCGTAATGCAGTTTATCGATTTCTTCTCCGGGATTGGAGGTTTCCATAGTGGCTTAGAGAAAGCAGGTATGAAATGTGTTGGATGGTGTGAATTTGATAAATTTGCGCAAGCATCGTATAGGGCGATGTATGATACAGCAGATTTATGGTTTGGTGATGATATTCAAAAAGTTAAAGGCCACGAACTACCGAAAGCCGATTTATGGACATTTGGATTTCCTTGCCAAGATGTAAGCGTTGCAGGAAAACAAAAGGGTATAAAAAAGGGAACGCGAAGCGGATTGTTTTATGAAGTTATGAGGTTGCTAGATGAATGTGAAGAAAATAGACCCCAGTGGCTTATGTGTGAAAACGTTAAGAATTTGTTGTCAATCGATAACGGAAGAGGATTCCTTAATGTTATCAGTGAAATGGCCGAAAGAGGGTACAGTTGTGAGTGGAAAGTGTACAATTCCAAAAACTACGGAGTCCCGCAAAACCGAGAACGCGTGTATATTATTGGATATTCTGGAAGAAATTGTTCCAGAAAGTTATTACCTAACCCCAGAGAAAACGCAAAAACTATTAAACAAATCGTTGGTGGTTCACAAGGGATGAGGGTATACGATCCAGAAGGAACAAGTTGCACTTTGTCAGCACAAGGTGGCGGAATGGGTGCAAAAACTGGATTGTACGCTATTACGGAAAGTGGTATTCATAATCTAGGGAATGTTACTGCCTATAAAAATGATTACACAGTACACGCAAGCGGTGTAGCACGAACGTTAATGGCAAGCGATTATAAACACGTTCCAAAAGTAGCTATTAAAAATGCAACAAAACAAGGGTATTCAATGGCAGAAGTCGGCGACGGCACAGATCTTGCATATCCAGAAAGCGAAACACGAAGAGGTCGAGTGCAGCCACAACGATTTAATACCTTAACAACAAGTGATAATCTGGGTGTTCTTGTAAATGGTGAACCTATCAGAATTAGAAAATTAACGCCTAAAGAATGCTGGCGTCTACAAGGTTTTACAGATGAACAGTTTGAGAAAGCGGCCGCAGTAAATAGCAATAGTCAGCTTTATAAACAGGCAGGTAACGCGGTTACGGTAAATGTGGTTGAAGAAATTGGAAAACATATTATATGTTTCCACACTTTATACGGAGGTATGTGATATGCAGTTTAATCCGCATGCGTATCAGCGATATTGTATCGATAAAACCGTTAATCAAAATAAGATAGGATTATTCCTGGATATGGGTTTAGGGAAAACGATTATCACGTTATCCGCTATATACGAATTGAAGTACTCCCGATTCGCCATTCGTAAAGTGCTAATCATAGCGCCTAAGAAAGTGGCGGAGGCTACATGGCAACGCGAAGCACGAAAATGGGACGGCGTAGGTATATTAAGGATATCTACTGTATTAGGCAGCTTGAAAAAGCGTATTAAGGCTTTAAACACACCTGCTGACATCTACATCATCAATCGCGAGAATGTAACGTGGTTAGTTGATTACTACAAGAATGCATGGCCGTTTGACATGGTAGTTGTGGATGAATCTAGTTCCTTTAAAAACCACACAGCTAAGCGTTTTAAGTCATTAGCCTATATGGATAACCATATCAAGCGTATGGTGTTGTTAACTGGTACGCCAGCCCCTAACGGATTAATCGACCTATGGGCGCAAGTGTATTTATTAGACAGAGGTGAGTCGTTAGGTAAAACGTACACAGGATTTAGAGATTACTATTTCGAACCCGATCAGAGGTCACGCGAAATGGTGTACTCCTATAAACCTAAATCCGATTCAAATGACAGTATCATGGCGGCAATATCTGGGTTATGCATATCCATGAAAGCTGATGACTATTTGGAATTACCTCCAGTAATCAACGATATTAAATATGTGCAGTTAGACGCGAAAGCCAAAAAAGCCTACGAAGATATGGAACGCACATCTGTATTAGAGTTGATTGAAGCTGGCGAAGATATCACAGCTTTGAGTGCAGCAGCATTATCTACAAAGCTACAACAGTTAGCGAATGGCGCCGTATATGATGGCGATAGGAACGTTCACGAGATACATGGCTGTAAGATTGAGGCTTTTATGGAACTTGTAGAACAGTTAAACGGAAAGCCTGCATTAGTGTTTTATAACTTCAAGCATGACTGTGAACGGTTAAAAGCAGCATTAGCTAAGACTAAATTAAGAGTCTGTGAATTAAAAGGTGCCGATGATGAGATAGCGTGGAATGCTGGAGAGATTGATATTCTATTAGCACATCCGGCTAGTACGGCATACGGGCTTAACTTACAGGACGGCGGGAACCACGTAATATGGTTTGGGTTAAACTGGAGTCTTGAGTTATATCAACAAGCTAATAAGCGGTTACATCGCCAAGGTCAAATGGAGAAGGTAATTATCCATCATCTAATATGTGAGGGAACTCGCGATGAGGATATGATGGATGCGCTAGCCCAAAAGGACAGGGCACAGGAATATGTGCTGCAAAGTTTAAAAGCAAGAATCGATAAATACAGAAAGGATGATTAATATGGATCAATTAATAATGGCAGGATTAATCGGAGCCATCGTGGTAATAGTGTGTTACACGACTATTCAAGTAATAGATATCATTGATAATCGAAAATACAAGACCTCATATGGGCTAACCCCAGGTAGATTGTATGAGAGACCAAATAATCCCCCGCCACCTACTAAGCTATCAGCTAGTGAAGAACTAAGTCGTTATATAGCGAATGAAGAATTGAGACGTTTCGGAGAAGCAACGAATCGATTTGGCATAAATATGGGAAAAAATATACCAGATAGGCCTCATAGACCTTCCAGACCTCCTAGACCTCCTAGACATATAGATAAACAATGCGATGACATAAACCACCCAAGCCATTATACACAAGGAGATATCGAGGTTATCGATTACATCGAAGACAAGAAACTAGGGTATCGATTGGGTAATGTAGTGAAGTATGTATCTCGTGCCGGGCATAAGGACGATGCTATTAAGGATTTGAAAAAAGCCCGGTGGTATCTAAATCGGGAAATTGCAAAGAGGGAAGAGCATGACAAAAGTCGAGCGGCTACTAATTAACAAAGGGCACTATCTAGATGACACGTATCATCTTGTCATGGATATAGTTAAGGTTGTAGATAATCTCAAGGATAATGTTGCCGAGAGATTAGATGATGACCTGAGTGATGATGCGTACGCCATGTGTGAGGAGATGTTTACTGCTGTTGAGCAATGCAAAGCAGATATGGTAGAAGCCATCGAGGATATTGTCGAACGTATGGAGGTAAAGGATGCAAAAGCGTAGAAGCAGGGCAGATGTGATTGTAGGTGCCATACAGTCAGATTTAAGTCTTGCCATCATACGAGCCCGTAATAGACAACTGAGATCACCTATGCTAGATGATAGAATTCGTGAAAGCGGATACATTGACGGATTACTACGAGCACAGATGATTATCAGTAAATATGGGGATTATCGCATATGATGGCTAATGAAGAACTACAAGCTGTCCGCCATACTGAGCAGCGAATGCGTGCGTTAGAGATTCAGCTAAGTGCGATTAACCGAGATTTACATTCAGAAGCTATACAGATATGTGAATCGGGAGATGCTATGCCACGAATCAGTAAGCACTTACAAGAATGTAGGGAGGAGCTGAACAGAGAATGGGATGAATTGATTGATTCTCGAAACAAGGTCAAGCAAGTCATCAACCAAATAACTGACGGACAATACAGGGATGTACTGAATCTCAGATACATTAATGCATTGCCATGGGAGCAGATAGCTGTTGAACTAGGGTATTCGTGGCGACAAGTTCACAGACTTCACAAGAAAGCAATAGCTGAATTTGAAAAGATGGCATAGAATGGCACACTCTTAATTTAATATAATGTAAATGTAGTAGATAGCAGGCAGTGTCTGGCCCGCACAATATGTCTGCCTGCTGCACTGCCCCGGGGTAGACCTTACTTAGTTGAGGTCTACCCTTTTTCTTATTGAGTATCAATGATAATACCTAATTGAGAAAATGAAAATTTGGAAAAGGTACTCCGCGGGCGAAAAATGGCCGCTGGTCGCCTCCGCGCGATGGTCCTCTCTCTGTGAGAAAAATTTTCCTGTTGAATGTAGAAAGACGATTTAAGAAAGGAGTACACCTATGGCGGACACAAAACCCAGAGTGAAATTTGATGCTGCAGGCAATCTGCTCGTATCCAGCACTCAACTATGTGACCTCTTGCGGGTCACTCCAGAAATTATTTCTCGACATCATAAAGCAGGGATGCCTAAAGCCTCTGTAGGTTGGTGGAATCTCCGAGAAGTCCTCGTGTATTTAGGGCAGGCGAAAGGCGATAACGCTAAAAGCAAATCCGCATCAACTCGTAAGTTAGAAGCCGAAGCAGATTATAAAGAAGCAAAGGCCGCGCGTGAAAAGAAAATGCTAGATGTGCTTAATGGAGAATATGTCCCTCGTGCTGATGTTGCACAGGCATGGGCTAGCCGAGTATTGGAGATGAAGACATCATTTACCAAATTAGGTAAGCGTATTGGAAGTGAATTCACGGATCCTGAGGAACGTGCTCGTGTAGAAAAGGTGGTGAATGGTCTTGTCGAAGAATACCTCGAAAGCTACGCACGCGAAGGCGAGTACACGCCGAAAGTCAAAGCCACGGGAAAAGATAAGTCCAAAGGTTGACTGGTTCCCTGAGGAATTAGAGGCATTCAAGCCACCTGAAAGATACACCGTTTCGGAATGGGCGGATAGGTACAGGGTACTGACTAATATATCTGCTGAACCTGGACGATGGCGTACAGCGCGGACACCTTATCTCAAGGAGCCTATGGACAAATTCACGGACCCTCTTATTGAAAGCATCTCGTTATGTTTCGGGGCGCAGATTGGTAAGACGGAAGCTGAGCTTAATATGATTGGGTATGCGTTACACCAAACCGCATCACCAGTCATGATGGTTTATCCGACGGATACTATCGCAAAATTTGCTAGCGATAAACGTGTGCAACCGATGATCCGGAGCGTAGAAGCATTGGCAGATATGTATGACGAGGGCAGTAAGCTGCTGGAGTTAGACTTCGTTAATGGGAACTACATGGTGCTTGTTGGGGCGAACTCACCAAGCAGCTTATCAAGTCGGTCAATTAAGTACTTATTCTTCGATGAAATTGATAAGTATCCAGCTTTCTCTGGTAAGGAAGCGAATCCAATTAAGCTGGCTGAGGAACGTACCAAGACATTCGTTGATAAGAAGATTGTAAGAGTGTCAACTCCTACGATTGAAAGCGGCAATATTTGGCAGTCTTATATGGACGCAAATGAACGCAAGCAGTATTACGTGCCATGTCCGCATTGTGGGGTGTCGCAGACCCTCAAATTCAAACAGATAAAATGGCCGGAGGAACACCATGGCAATGCGGATATGATACGTGATACCGCATATTATGAGTGCGAACATTGTAAGCAACGTATTGATGATAAGCACAAGATGGATATGCTCCGGCAAGGTGAATGGCGTGCGGTGAATGAATCACAAGTCCGAGTTGTCCGCTCGGTTGCCTATCATATGTCATCCCTTTACTCTCCATGGGTTACCTTTGGCGATGTGGCATATGAGTTTGTTAAATCAAAGGATAAGCCAAGTGAGTTGATGAATTTTATCAACTCTGGATTAGCGGAGCCGTGGAAATCTGCGAAAACTAAAAGCACGCAGAACCTCGTGTTTACGCAATCGGAAGTTCCTCGAGGTATTGTGCCACAGCATGCACCACTACTTATCGCATCTGTCGATGTGCAGCAAGATCATTTCTGGTGGGAGGTTAGAGCCTACGCCCATGGTGTATCAAGCTACTTAGTCGATTATGGTCAAGCAAGTAGTTGGGCAGACTTAACCGAGATACTCATCGATAGAGAATATCCATCAGAGTATGGTGAGGCCCGTAAGATTGTGAGGGCCGGTATCGATAGTGGCTACCGAACAGATGAAGTATATCAGTACTGTGCGCAGTACCCAGAAGTATGCGTACCAGTTAAAGGTGATTCTTCGCACAGTCCTCTAGCGCCGCCTTATAAGATGAGCAGCATCGAGAAGGGCGTCATCGGAGGCATGAAGCTGTACGTAGTGAATACCGATTACTGGAAGGACTTTATATTTGCACGTATGGTACGTCCGGCTAATGAGCCTGGCACAATCCATTTATTTAAGGATTGCCCAGAGGAATATTCGGAGCACCTCCGGTCGGAGGAAAAGCAAGAAATCCGAAATGTAAAGACCGGAGCAGTTACAGTGCAATGGAAACCATTAACCAGTCATCCAACAAATCACTTGTTGGATACGTGTGTATACAACGCCATGGTGGCGGACTCGGTAGGTGTTAAATACTTACCAGAATATAATCTGGATACCGATGAGGAGGACGAAGATACGGATGATGAAGACTTTAATGCAGATAGCCGAGGTTGGTTTAGTTAAGAAGGAGGTGAGACCATGAGCGCAAGAGAAGACTTGGAGCGTATTCGAACGATAATCGAGGAAATTGAGACGAATGGATACGCCGAGATGTCTGTAGGTGGTAAGCGATTTAAGACGCATGACCTGCCGACATTATACGCCCGTGAACGTGAGTTAATGTCTCGCGTTGATGATGAGGAAGGTAATAGCACGACATCCTACGTGTCATGGGAGCGACGATGAACATACTCGATAAGGTAATAGCATATTTCAATCCAGAGCGCGCTGCCCGGAGAGCATATTTCCGTAGTTCGCTTGAACGTGGATATGATGCGGCGTCAACAGACCGATTGAGTGGCGACTGGATGCCAGTATTTGGTACAGCTGAACAAGTAGCATCAGGCCAACGTGATTTGATCCGAGGTCGTGCACGTGCAGCAGAACTTAATAGTGACCTCGCTGAAAGTGTTGTATTGGCATTACTACGGAATGTAGTAGGTACCGGAATAAAGCCACAGTGCAAAATCAAGACCAAAGCAGGAAAGCTAAATGAAAGACTCAACAAGAAAATTGAGGAGGCTTGGTCAGATTGGGTGGATAAGGAGAATGCGGATATCCGAGGAATATCTACGTTCTACGAGTTGCAAGAAATGGCTCTGCGCCGAATGGTCTATGACGGGGAAATCCTAGTTAATATGACCTCCGAAGGCGCAGATATACCACTATCATTACAGCTTATCGAGGGCGAGAATATCGGAGCCGTATCGGTAAGCGAGAATGGCAACAGTATTGTTAATGGCGTGGAAGTTAATAAATACGGAAGACCAATAGCATATCACGTATTCCAAACAGATCCATTAGGAATACGGTCGTTTAACGAGGCAAGGCTGCCAAGTAATAGGGCTTTTCTATTACATAAGCCTCGCAGACCTAGTGAACTGCGCGGGGTTAGTATGTTAGCCCTCGTATTAAAGCGTATTCATGACGTAGATGAATACATGGATGCCGACCTTATAGCGGCTCGTGTAGCCGCATGTTTCGGCGCGTTCGTAACAAGTAATACTGGGGGTAACCCGATGGTTGCAAATAAGATTGATAGTAAAGGCAAGAAAGTTCGTTCAATGGCGCCAGGGATTATCCAACATCTACGTGCAGGTGAATCAATTTCATTTGCGGAACCTAAGCGAAATGCAGGAACCGCATCAGAATACTCAGCGACACAAACAAGACGCATAGCGTCAGGTATGGGTCTAAGCGCGGACATAGTGACGCGCAATATTAGTGGTAACTTCTCCGCAGCTCGGCAGAATATGCTGGAGGACCAGCAATCATTCAAGCAGATGCAGCGTTTTATAATTGAGCATTTTTGTATGCCGGTATGGCGCGCTTTCATTGAAGCATGCTACCTAAAGGGAATTATCCCGGCCAATGACTATGCAGCAAACCCAAAACTTTATAAAAAGGTAGCGTGGTTAGCTCCAGGCTGGTCTTGGATTGACCCTGTTAAGGAAGTTAACGCTAACAAGGAAGCCATTAAGGCAGGACTCACAACGCTCGAGGACGTATGTAGTGCATCTGGTAAGGACTGGGAAGAAGTGCTGGAACAGCGGAAGCTGGAACAAGACCGCATTAAGGAATTGGGTGTTGCCCTTGATATGAATGGGGACATAACGAATCTAGCGGATGATAGCACCACTGATATGAAAGGAGATGATAGCTAGTGGGGAAATTTGCAAAGAAGCAGCTCTTAGGTAAATATGCCCGAGAGGCGCAAATTACAAACATCGAAGCGAACGAAGACCGTACCGTCGAATTGTCCTTTTCTTCTGAAGAACCATATGAAAGATGGTTCGGAACAGAGATATTGTGTCATGACGAAGGCTGCGTTAACTTAGACCGATTTAATAACGGTTTAGGCACATTGCTATTCAACCATGACCGCAGCGCAGTTGTTGGTCATGTCGATAAAGTGTGGATTGAAGATAATCGCGGCAAGGCGATTGTTCGATTCGATGAAGATGATGAATCCGAAAAGATCTATCAAAAAGTGTTAAAAGGCACATTACAAGGTGTGAGTGTCGGATATGACATAAGTCGATATGAGGAATTAATCGATTCCGATTCTAAAAGTTCCAATGGCCGGTTTACAGGCCCAGCATACGTAATTACATATTGGGAACCATTGGAGATTAGTGTTGTGTCCGTCCCTGCAGATCCGACTGTAGGGGTAGGCAGAAGTGTAGAAGATAATGAGGAGGAACCTATGAAAGGTGATGCAAAAGCAAAAGGCACTGAGCAAAACGTGCCACAAGTAGTACCGGAAGTACCAGAGTCCGGAGTTAAAGGATTTAATGCGGATGATGCTAAGAAGTTGATCGCGGCAGAACGTGAACGCGTATCTACAATCACAAGTTTATGCCGTGATTTCGAAGTTGATGGTGTAGATGATTTCATCAAATCTGGCAAATCTGTTGCCGAAGTTCGTGAGGTAGTAATGGACGTATTGCGTGAACGCAATAAGCCAGTATCCATTAAAGTCGGTGAAGCAGATTCTGATAAGTTCCGCATGGCTATGCAGGACGCTTTGATGATGTCTATGGGTATCCCAGTCGCAAATCCTGCACCAGGTGCAGATGAACTTCGTTCTATGTCTTTGATGGAATTAGCACGTGAGTCTATAGCTCGTGAAGGTCTAACTGTTAATTACTCCGATCGATTGGAATTAGCTCGTGAAGCTATCAACTCTACATCCTCTTTCCCAATCGCGTTGTCTAATGTAGCAAATAAGGCCTTGATGCAAGGTTATGAAACTGCACCATCCACATTTGCAACATGGGCTGGAAAAGGCAGTAACCGTGACTTCAAACCAGCAAAACGTATTTTGCTTTCCGAAGCAGCCGAATTGAAACTTGTCCCTGAGGGCGGACAATTCAAGGATTCCCAAATGAGCGAAGCCGGTACGAATGTTAGTGTATTGACATTCGGACGTACGTTCAGCTTAACTCGACAAGCTCTTATTAATGACGATTTGGGTGTATTTAACGATATTTCTTCTAAATTCGGTCGTGCAGCAAAAAATAAAATCAATAACATGGTATATGACCTTTTAAGCGGCAATACTGTGTTAGAAGATGGAAAGGCTTTGTTTAGTGCAGACCGTAAGAACTTAGCAACTACAGGCTCTGAGTTAAGTGTTGTATCTTTAGCTGCAGGCGTAGCGGCTATGCGTCGCCAAAAACATATTGGTGAAAATCGTAATTTGAATATCTCACCTACGTATTTGATTGTTCCACCTGAGCTCGAAGCATTAGCGTATCAAGTAGTTAAATCTGTGGTAGACCCTGCTCGTAGCAATGATACAGTTAACCCATTCAGTGGTCGATTCACTATCGTCGTAGATGCAGCATTAACGGATCCGCATGCTTGGTATTTGGCATCCCGTCCTACAGATGTACAAACTATCGAAGTAACGTACTTAAATGGCATTGAAACACCTCGTTTAGAAACGCAAACAGGCTTCAAGGTTGACGGCATCGAGTACAAAGTAGCAATCGATTGCAACGCAACAGCTCTCGACTTCCGCGGTTTGTATAAAAATCCTGGTAAATAATTAGTAACTGATTAGGAGGTAAATAGATATGGCTAAATTCATTCAAGAACTAGACCGCGTCGATTTTAAAAATACAACAACCGAAATGATTGAAGTAGGGGACATCGTTCCTATCGGTAAAATGCACGGTGTGGCAATTACAAACATTGGTCCTAATTCAATCGGTGCAGTTAAGGTAACTGGCTGTTTTGAAGTAGCGGCATTAACATCCGATTCTTTTGCAGTAGGTGACACTGTGTATTTCGACAAAGATCAAAAGCGAGCATCTAAGACGGACACTAACCCAGTATTAGGCGTGGCTCTTACAGAAAAACGCCCAGGTACTACAGTATTGGAAGTCGCTCTTGTGCCAAATGTAGAAAAGTAATGTAAAGGCGGGCATATGCCCGCCTACTCCATAGGAGGTAATGCACTATGAAATTAGGATATAGGCCTAATGCACTGCTTTCTGTATTTGGTGAGCGAATTACCTACAAAGGCCAAGTTATCAAAGCTAGCGTGGAGATTGGCGAATATGATGGCAAAGGTTCCGGATTTGTCGATAAAGCACTAGCTGATAAGGCTCAGATTTGGGTGCGTGCTAAGGATGTTCCTGAACCACGATCAAAAGACGAAGTATATATCAATGGTGAGAAATGGTACGTTGATCACATTTCTAACTTTGACGGTACGATGTATTGCCTTGAAATCGTGCATAACGTGAGGGCGGTGAGACCGTAATGAGTAATGAACCTATTACGATTACAGACACAGC